TCGATTTACGATTTCAGAATGTACATCTGTATCTCTAGGGCATGCGCCAGGTTCTGTACTTTGTAATGTAAATGTCCACGGTAAAAGCGTAAATGTTGTCGTATAATTCAAAGCATATACGTTATAACGATGTCCGTAGTCGCCGATAAAATAAACATCACCTGGGTTGTTGGGATTATCCGGATTCGATTGTTGTAATGATGGTGTCCATGTTGGGGGAACGCCAGCCATTATATTTTTTTACACCAGTATTGCTGATATGTGAGCGTAAAAAAATATTACCGCATGTACCAATTATTTGACAAATAATACCCAGCATTCTTTGTAGATGATGCATCGCCAGTTGTTGTAATCATCTTCATCTTAGGACCTTCATCCACGATGCTCTTGATTTTATTTGAACCAATAGAGTAATTGAAATACTGTATCGTAGAAATATATCCACTAAAACGATTGGTCGCCTTATCCTCACCGATATTCACCTTTCCATAATTTTGCAAGGGGATACCTGCGGTCTTACGGCGCTGAGCTAGACGACCGTTGATGTATAAATCGATAACGTTATTTGTCACACGAATAACTGCATTTACCCAGTTTTTAATTGGAATATCGGTAGCAATAAGCTTCTCGTGCAAATTCTCCAGATTTTCGTCACCAGCTTCGCCTTTGCCAGTAACATCCACAACTGCAAGTAAAGAAACATTTACACCCTTGTCGGTTCGATCTGGATTAGTATCAGTAACTGAGTCTGTAAAACGGATATACAATCCCGGTGCATTATTGGGGTAATAAATACCATTCTCAGAAGACTTCGTTCCTTCACCGCCTTTGCTAAAGATTCTTGAATATTTACCTTGTTTAAGTGGAACCTGGTTGATGAAAAACCACGCCGACCATGTATATTCTAAACCACCATCTTCATTCATAGACCGTGCGATAAAAACAGAATCTGGCTTGGATGGGTCCTGTGTTATGTTCATCGCCATGTCTTCCGTATTCGCGGTTCCATCTAAAATATATGGCGACATACTAGGAAGCATCAAATACGACAAACCGATAATAGATAGTTTCACCGCTACTGAAAACACGATAAAGACCATTAAAATAAATGCAAATTTTGCGACGAGACTATTGGATTCCATGAAATCTTTTACACCAAAACCTCCACTAGATGTTCCAGATGAAGAAAATCCTGCATCACTTGGTTTCGAGAAACTAGATGTTATTCCTTTAAAAAACCCGTCGCCGTCAGCACCGCCACCGCCGCTCTCATTCATATTTTGTTATTTTTACGATTGGTTACTAATATAATCTAATAAAAAAACAATACATTCATAGTACAATTGAAAGTATTGTTTGAAACATCATATAGACGCTACGTTTATCATCTAATTATGTAGTCACACTCGCCTGTTCCTGATTATCTACGATGAAACTCAACTTCACCTTATACTTATTGAGGATGTCGCTCCAGGGGCTTCCGCCAAAGCCCTGCGAGTAAATATCCCATGCCTCCTGAGGTGCGATTGGCGCAGCCTTCAGTTTGACATTCGTGATAAAACCAACATCGTCTTTCTTGACAAGGTCGCTATCATCTCCTAAAACAATACTTTGGGTCTCTTGAATACGCGAACCAGTATTCACAACGCACGATTTCACCAATTTACCATCAACATAGACATCCATCGCAGAACCGTTGAAACTGATGATGAGATTCACCCACTTCTGCAGAGGGAAATCTGCGATTTCGCAATCATTCGAAGTAGATCCTCCACTCTGTGGAAAAATCTGGATCGTATTTGTATTATTTTTAAACAATACGCGGAATATGGTATCGTCGACGCCTATTCCTCCTGCGGAATTATGAAACCGTACGACATTTGTTCCATTTACCCACTTCTTGATGTAAAACCATACCGAGATAGCACTATTTGCTTTGAATGTACTCGGTAGATTTGAACTTTGTAATGTGGTTTTATTTGACCATTTTTGCATCGTTCCTAAAGTAGTGTAAGTCGTAGTTAATGCCTTAAAAATGACATACAATAGCAGAAGAATTACTATAACTGCTAAAACTAGTTTTGAATTCATGTTCGTATAAATATTATATATATTATATTACCGTTTATTCTATTAGACTCATTTCATTTACTTTGCATACATAGTGGTAGAACCGGCGGCTTTGACCTCGTCCTCTATAGTCTTCATTCCGATCATCGGTGGATTTTGAGATTTCAACATATTATACGTCCATCGTATTTGTTCTTTTGTTAGAGGAACCTTGTGAAACGCGAAATTGCAAATTGATCCATTCAACCCTTTCACCTTCTTTATTGCGTCACCGTAACCAACTGTAATCGGCTTCAGTTGAATATCTGGCATGATGAAATCACTCTTAATAATAAGTTTGGTATTCAAAAAGAAGTCCATCGTTTTCCCGTTGTAATTCACCACGAAATAATTCCATTTTTGAAGTGGAACCGGTGTATCAAGTTCTTCGTCATCTACTAACATCTTAATTCGTGCTCGTTTGTCTTTTGTTTTTCCAGAAATCATAGTATTGTAGTTACTCTTAGAATTATATATAGTTGTGGCGTCCGTATTTGGGTTGCCACTCATATCCAACGTATTACAAAATAATTTCAGTTCAGTTGTAGTTGAATTGTATGTTAAACGAGGAACATCGCCAAAATTAAATATCTCTAAATCTCCATTAGGCGCATCGACCGTGTTATTTAAGATGAACCATCCTGAAATAGAGTAGTTGTATCGTTTCTTTTCTTCGGCGGGGCAATTCACCGCTTTATCTTCCGGCGTTCGGTCGATTCCTGTATTGTGGTAAATAAAAATTTGCGGGCTTTGAGTAGTTAAATTCGTATCATATTTCTCTTTCAAGCTCACAGGTGCAGCAACAATTTGCGACGCCGATGCACCGATATAGTTCAGGAGATAAGGCCCGCCGTATAAAATTGTAATAAGCAGTACCTCAATCGCAACGATAATCCAGATGGGACGCGTTGTATCACCCACTGTGATTTGTGACGATTGAAGAAAGTCAAGAAAGAGACAGGGAATGAAAATAATACCCAGCCACAACAATTTAAGTAGTTTCAGGCCTATGATGGATTTTGTGAGATGAAAGATGAACATGGCGAGTATCAATACAACCATGACACCATGCTGTTTATAGTAAGCAAGCGCACATAAAACGATGAAGAATATGGTATTGATGATGAAGCGGATATTACTGAAGAGATCGGCGACCGATGGTTTTGTTACGTCAGGGCCTCCTGCCACCGAGTTCTTGTTAGGATTGAATGTATCGATAAATTCTAATCCATAATGAAAAAATAGAATAGCGAGACCTAGTATTGTCATTCCTGTAACTGACATTCGATTCTTGTCGTCCTTGTCACGATCATATATCCAAACAACGACCATCAATATAACGTAAATAATATGCGTTGCACCAAATGCAAGTTGTCTCAGCGGACTAGTCGCATCTTCCGTTTTAAGGTCATCGAACAAGTAATTCTCAGGCGTCTTTGAATTGGCTTTTGTGAATTTCTCTCGAAGATGGGCGACTAGACCGGCGATACCGACGATGGCGATGAGAACATAGATGGTGTGCGCGGTGGGCGAATTCATTTGTGCCGCGAAACCGCCTGATGCAGTACTATCTGCACCATCACTTTTATTAGAAAATTCAGAGTCGATCTTATAGACATAGTAAATAATCGCGAGAATCAGAATTACAAAGGAAATAGTGAGTAAAATAACCTTGATTAGTTTTCCTATAGCGCTGACTTTGGTTTCGTTGATTGATGCAGTGGCGGCAGCGGCGGCGGCAGCGGCGGCAACCGGGACTGATGTAACACTCGCCGGGTTTGGTGGTTCATCATCTGTCGGAAACATACGAAGATCGGTTTTGTTGGCATCCCATTTCCAGAATTTTAATGTATCCATCGCATTTTCACGTTTTGTGACAAATTCTGGAATTCCAGTCAAAGACGCGACCCCATAAACACCTGCCCGGAATAACACTGCAAACAATAACGGAACTAAATATATTGTTGTTAAGATTTGGCGTATTATTATTTTAAACACATTTTCTTTATCAAAATCCTCATTTACACGGGGGTTATCTCCATAAATATGAAAAAATGACGGCATAACACAAATCGCAAGAAGAATCACAAATGCGATTGCCCATCCCCAATTATCAGGAACGATGGGTAATGATGCTCCAGTTCTTGCTTCTTCTTCCGGTTTTTTTACCCTCAAATAATCCCACCACCATGACAATCCGCCGCCGAATACAAGTAAAAATCCAATAATAGCCAATCCCCAATTTATCCAATTTGGATCACCAACATTATTATACTGCCATACCTGAATCGACTCTGCGAATTTCAGTATCGATTCAAGACCGCCAGCATTCATTTCCTTCACAATCGGCAGCAATAAAATCGCACATAATAAAAGACCGACGATAATGACAATAAAAAATGCATCGATGAGTTCTTTCACACGAGGGAACATATCTCCTGTGAATTTGCTGGCAATCCAATCGCTTGTCTTTGGTGAAGTAGTGACACTTGTAAAAAGAATAGAAACCCACATCACAATCAGAATGACAGATAAAAAGGGAATGAACGAGAACCATTTGGCGAAACGGACAAACCAAATGCTGAAATCCTTCTTATCTGTAGTAAGATCGTTCGTTTCATCTTCGTTGTTCCTTTCATTTTCATCGTTCATTTCGTGCTTTGATAAAATATTGTCCCAGTCTTTTGAAAGCATTTTGTCTTGTTTCACTTTTTCTTTGTATTCCTGACTAAGGTGATAATAACGAGCCCGGACGACGTTGTCATTTTCACATTCACCTTTAACAGAATGCAAGAATGTGCCTGGCCAGTCAAAACTATCTGGTATATATCCACATTCCGCCATTTTCAACCGAACATTATAGCACATGAGTATAAAAACGGTAATAATAACCGACAGAGATGCAAATACACCAAAGACAATACCAGTTGGGTCCTGAGTTTTTTTGCGTATTTCATCAAGACGAATGGTGATTGCGTCTTTTACAACTTGTGAGTCTTTGGAGGGGTCAGAGTCATTAACAAAAACTGCATTCGGGTCTTTTTGCTTCAAATCTTTTATAACTTCCGCACGCAATTGCTGATAATATCCACTATTCATATAATCTCGGTCATTCGATAAAACTGTATCTACTGTAGGTATTTCAATATCCTCTGCGGTCTTCACGCTCGATACGATTATAAAACATACAAAAATAGCCAATATAATATACATCGAGTATCTATGAACTATAAATTGTGATGTCTGACCAAATAAGACCAAACACAATATAATACCAGCAATCAACCAAATAATACCATGAACTAGAAATGGTTTATTTTCGAACGAACCGATTTCAGCTGTATTTGTACTGTCAAAACCCGGACCTCTCAGACTTTTATAGAGGAATACTCCACCAGGCATGAATATGAATATGACAATTAGTAACAATAATTTACTTCTAGTACCTCCAAATTTCCCATTTGTATCATGCGTATTACTCCAGATATAATATCCAAGAGCTATAAAAACCGCAATTTGAAAAAATACACCAATACCTAACATCGTGTCCGCGCCAGTATCCGCGAGATTTTCTCGTAACTTCTTTGATTGGAATTCATCGTCTTTTAACTTAACACCCAATTCGTCTTTTATTTCATTTCCACGAACTACCATAGGAACCCCTGAGACAGTACATAACACGAAAAGACCGATAAGTGTATTAAGTGGAATATTCTGGATGAATGCATAGTTTGCAAACTTTTTTAATGCAAGCATGAAGAGAGAAATACCTGCACCACCTATGAGAATTGAACCAATAGTAATTAATCCGACTGAAGGATCATATGTGTCTTTTGCTCTTGATAATGCAATACTACCATATCCAAGACTGACGCCAAGAATAAAAATGCCGATAGGCAGTAAAATATATAATAACTGATTTGAAAATATATCGAATCCTGTTCCGGACGGTTTTGGAAAAAATGGTGTGTTAGGACCATCTTTAAACGTAAGAAACTTATCTGGATTTAAATAATAAATATAAACAACAAATATAAATGCAATAATTAAAGTTACAAAAATTGACCAATTCCCTTTCATTACGTCCCATGAAACAAATCCTATTAATAAAATTACAACCAAAACGAGAATTGGAAGATAATTCAATAACGTATTTATATGAAATGACTCTTCTATTGATGCGGTGGATGAAGTTGTTCCTGCTGTGGATGTAGTTGTTCCTGCTGTGGATGTTATCCCAGCTACTGCTGCTACCCCCGCTACTGCTGCTGCTACACTATTCATTTATATACTTTGTTATAATGATAACAACACTCAGTTATAATTATAAGATATAATAATGTCATCGTGACTACGAACCCTACCGAGATACCGCCTCATTTCATTATAAAAATGACATCGCGGTCTTTTTTCCATGACAGTCGCGACATAAAGCAACTAAATTATCAACGTGATTCGAACCGCCATGTTCTAATGCAATTACGTGATCCACTTCAAACCATGCTGGAAGCTGACGCTGACAATCACCGCATTTCCACCCCTGTTGTGCGGCGACGTACTTTTTCTTAGTTTCACTAACACTACGTTTGCTAGACCCCTTACCGGAGTTGAGAACTCTTTTTTCAGCAGCACTCATACCGGGGTGTCCGCCCCCGAACGACGGCTGCGCTACATTCTGCGCGGCATGTGTTCCGACTGCACTACTCATCACCCCGCTCATAGCACCACCGTCGTGGGGGGGCGGAACCCCCGCGGAACGCCTGGTCATATCGAAAAATGGTGTTATCATATCTGCAGTACCCTTACTAATCGGCATATACTTAATGATATCGTTGGCGTGATAGAACAATTGCCTAGAGTTTTCAGGATTACGGCGCAGGAACATAAATAGCGAGAGACCCACGAATCCGAATGTAGCCATCTTAATCCATTTTTGATTGCTTTGAAAGATCTTTATCAAGTGCCCGTCATAATATGTATTCACGATAAGAACAGCGGTAATAATAAATACGATGTATTCGGTCTTTACCATTTCTTTGCGGTTAGGTTATATATAGCAGCGAATAAATCACCGAGCATATAAGTGGTCATTTTCTCACTTATCTATCTATTATGATAATAATATGCCGCATAGCCCATCCCCGCCAACATCAGCAGATACACGATTTTCTCTCGATACTTCAGTTCTTCCAGTATTTGGATAGGTTTTGGGCGATAATGCAGATAATATCTCTCAAGTGCATCATGTAACGGCATCTCATCCTTCATGAGAATCACATTATATCGATTGTGGATGAAATGAACCCATCGAATAAATGAATCGCGGTTGTCTAAATATGGCGTAACAGGATATTTATTCAACATTCGATCGAATTCTGACGACATTTCCGGATCAGGAATCAGCATCGAGAAATTCTGGATAAAGTCATAATATTTTTTCCGGACAACGTCATTTACATGGTCTGGATAATTTACCGCAGTTGTCATTAAAAAGAACCAGTAATGTGGTCCCCATATCTTTGCGTCTAATTTCATGAAATTTGCCTATAATGAAACGACATAAAAACAATAATAGAAATACGATAAGCGCATACTGAAGATGGACGAAATCCAGGTTTCAGTATTTACAAAAGAACCAGCACGTCATATCGAAAATGACACAGAAGCGGTAAAAATAAACAATCCTAAATCTGCATTATCCTATCTAGAAATTAGCCAATTACGATCTGTAAATATTAAACAATCATCGGCTAGCGCGAATGCAGGTACGGCTGCCGGTTCCGGTGGAACTTACCGAGGTAAAATCGTCACGGGAACACTCGGTACTGCATCTGGTGGAGGAGGTAGCGCCGAGACGAACAAATATTTCTGTAATAATTGTAATCGTACAAATCACGTTTATAACAACTGTCGCGCACCTATAACAAGTATTGGCGTAATTGCATTTCGATGTGGCGACACCGGACCCGAATTTCTAATGATACGTCGCCGTGACTCATTCGGGTTTGTCGATTTTATACGCGGCAAATATTCGTTAAACGATGAAGCTTATATCCAGCGCATTATTGATGAAATGACGATGACCGAAAAGGAGAATCTGCTGCGCCTTACGTTCGAACAGTTGTGGCGGCTATTATGGGGTGAATATACGCGCGGAAGCCAGTATAAAAATGAAGAGCATATTTCGTTTGAAAAATACAGGCAGGTATTAGGCGGAATACGCACCAAAGACGGACGCGTAAAGACGCTTCACCAATTTATTGAAGAATCAACCACGCGATGGACCGAAACCGAATGGGGATTTCCAAAAGGACGCAGGAATTATAATGAAAAGGACCTACCATGTGCGCTGAGAGAATGTCTTGAAGAGACCGGGTATGATATCACAACAGATAATGTAATACAAAACATCGCACCGTTTGAAGAGATATTTATGGGTTCGGATATGAAGTGTTATAAACAGAAGTATTTTCTCGCGATGGTGGATTTAGATAAGAAGCCGAAGAAGGCACACGACATCATGGAGGTAGGTCTCATGAAATGGATGACGTTCGATGAGTGTATTCAGACGATACGACCTTACAATTTAGAAAAGATCGGGATCGTTCGTAAAATCAATAACATATTATCCCGCTATCGCATATTTTAATGTCATACTTCGGGGTATTTATAGGTCCTTTTTATTTCATGTAGATATATAAAGGAACATTCTATTATATACAATAAATACGAATGGCAGAAGAAGATGAAAATATACCAATAGAAATAATGATTGCACCCGCCGCTGCCGCCTCTGCCGATGCGACACCGCCGCCTCTCCCACCGCCATCCGTCGCGTCCGTCGCTGCTGCGACTCTTGCTGCGATGCCTGAGAAAAAACCGCCACGCATTATAATACCTAAAAAACGGACAGCCGCCACTGCCGCTGCGGGAGGGGTCGCGGTCGCTGCTTCTATAGACCCACAACAACGAATTAGAATGATGAAAAAGGAACTTGATGATGGTCGCAAACGCCTGAAACCAGAAGATCTCAATAATCCATTTAGTAAAGACTTCAATAAATTACTCTTGAAAAAGGAATTGCTTGAACGCGAGATCACGTTACATGATATTGGAATGTTGGCACCCGACAGCGACGATGAACGCGCAGGCGCAGCTGCAGCCGATGGTCTTTATCCCACCCTAAATGATCCAAATTTTAATACCAAAATCGCCCTTCGAAAGGAGTTTTTCGATACCAAGATGGATGTAGATAATACAAAGAGCGTGGAAGAAGAGGCGGAGGTATTATGTAATGCACAGATTGAACTCGCACCGAACCAGCAATTCGTCCGGAACTTTCTCTCGGTAGAGACACCTTATAACAGTCTGCTTTTATACCATGGTCTAGGTACAGGTAAGACGTGTTCTGCAATCAGTGTGGCAGAGGAGATGCGAGATTACATGAAACAGATGGGGATAACACAACAGATTATTGTGATTGCGTCACCTAACGTCCAGGAGAATTTCCGGCTTCAGCTGTTTGATGAACGGGAGCTCCGAGAGATTGAACCGGGTGTATGGAATATCCGCGCATGCACCGGCAATAAATTTATCAAGGAAATCAACCCCATGAATATGAAGGGTCTTACGCGTGACAAAATCATCAAACAAATCCGGCGCTTGATTTCGTCGCATTACTTGTTTTTTGGGTATAATGAATTCGCGAATTACGCACGAACGCATGCATCTAGTATCGGAATTTCGCAAGATGATGCGGTGATACAGGAAGTTCGA